GTAGTAGTACACTCTGATTGGGCAAAACTAGAATTCGATCAACAGATCTTTTTTAGAAACCAAGACGGTCAATGGGTGCTTGTTGGCAGCAACGATTGGTCTAAATCGTGGCCAACATTAACTGGCACAAAAGCAGTTCAAGTTACTTCGGCTACTGGATCCTTTTATGTTAATGGAACATTAATTAATGTATTAGCTGGATCGACTGTAGCAAATATTGCTGAACAAATTTCTGCAGCCGGTATTCATGGCGGCGCAGTAACAGCTAGCTCAATGAATAGTAAGCTAGAATTGTTCTATGACGGAAACTACGGGTCATCCGACGACAGCGCATCAGTTAACTCAATTCAAATTGCAGACGGAACTGGCGGATTGTTGGACTTACTAGGCATCAAGCCTGGAATATATTACGCTCCGCGACTAGTCATTAGCAAGCATACTCAAGTTCCTGCATTTAAAACTAAAGACGGTACACCTCGTCCGACTGGATCTGTCTGGTTGAAATCGACTAATGCTAATTTAGGTGCCCGATGGAAAGTTAAGAGATTCAACGGCGAGACTAAATCGTGGAACACTATTGAAGCTCCTGTTTATGCAAACGGACAAACTGCAGTATTCGAACTAGACAAAGCCGGCGGCGGAGCGAATCTTCCAATAGGCGCCCTATACATCCAGTCAAATTACCAAGAAGATTTTGGAACTGACGACAGCCCATTGGTTGCTAGCTTTAAAGTTATGCGCAGATCTGCAGTAGGTCCTACAGTAATCCGTTCGCAAAAAATAACTTCCGCATCGTTTGTTCCGGGCGCAAGAGAGTTCTTCATTGCAGAAAGTTTAATCGGTACTCCGGTACTAGGCGACTATGCTGAGATAAAGTCTTACAGTTCTAAGTCAGTGAAGTTCACAGCAACTGGCACTACAGATGACGCTGTTGCATGTGCTACAGCAATTAATAAAGTTGGGTTTGTTAACATTTCGGCAGAAGTTGATTCTCAAAATCGTGTGTTAATAAAGCACAAGCAAGGTGGCGAATTTAGACTAACCGAAAGCACTGGAACTCCACTAGTAGATATGGGATTCGCTGCATATGATCCAGTATCTAAGCTAGGCACCGTTAATTTATCAGCTGCACCAGTTGGCGATTTAACTCACGATTTCGTAGCTAGCTTATGGGCACCTCTTGCATATACTGCAAGTAATGATGCTCCGTCAGAATTAACTGAAGACGGCCAGTTATGGTACAGCTCAGTAGTTGACGAAATCGACATAATGGTACACGACGGTGACAAGTGGGTAGGATACCTATCTGCAACTAGCCCAGTGTATGATGCTGATCCTACTAAGCAAACAGATCCAATGGGTCCGATTATATCTGCAACTGTTCCTGAACGTCAGTCAGACGACACTGACTTAGTCACTGGCGACCTATGGATTAGTACTGCCGACATGGAAAATTTCCCAACTATATACAAGTTTAACGCAGATCTTCCAAACAAGTCTATCAAAGCACGTTGGATTCTTGTAGACAAAACTGATCAAAGCACTGAAGATGGCGTATTGTTTGCTGATGCACGATACAACACAGCAGGCGCAAACTCAGCAACAGCAGGTGATATATCTGACTTGTTAACATGCGACTTTGTTGACACTGACGCTCCAGATCCGGCATTGTACCCGAAGGGAATGTTGTTATGGAATTTACGTCGCTCGGGATTTAATGTTAAACAGTTTGTTCAGAGCTATGTAGATACATCTGCAGACAACACTCGCTACGGTGCAGCCCCAACATTTAAGGGCGAATCGCAAGAACTATACTACCCACATCGTTGGGTTACTGTTTCTGCTAATCAAGCAGACGGTTCTGGCACATTTGGTCGCAAGGCTCAGCGTGCAGTAGTTGTTCAAGCTCTACAAGCAGTAGTTAATACAAACCAACAAATTCGCGATGAAGATTCTCGTGTATTCAACTTAATAGCATGTCCTGGCTACCCTGAGCTAGTTGGAGAACTAGTGTCTCTAAATTACGACCGCGGTCTAACTGCATTCGTAGTTGCTGATACTCCTGCTCGACTAACTCCAGATGCTACTAGCTTGCTAAAGTGGGGCACTAATGAGCGTCTAGCACTAGAAGACAACGATTTAGGTCTTGTATCGAGCGATGAATACCTTGGATTCTTCTATCCATGGGGCTTCTCAAGCGATAACGCAGGAAACAATGTTGCAGTTCCTCCAAGCCACATGATGCTACGTACTATTGCGTTAAACGACCAAGTTGCTTATCCGTGGTTTGCACCAGCAGGTGTTCGCCGTGGCGGTATTACTAATGCAACTGCAGTAGGGTATGTAGATAGTGAAGGCGAATTCCGTTCAGTAGCATTGAATGTTGGTCAGCGCGATACTTTACAACAATCTTGCAAAGTTAATCCGATTACATTCATCACTGGCACAGGCTTAGTAAACTACGGTCAGCTAACCCGTGCTCGTTCAGCAAGCGCACTAGATCGCATCAACGTTGCACGTTTAGTAGTTCACCTACGTCGTCAACTAAATGCACTAGCTAAGCCATACGTATTTGAACCAAACGATAAGATCACTAGAGATGAAATTAAAGCATCTGTCGAAAGCCTACTACTAGAACTAGTTGGCCAGCGTGCTCTATATGACTTCTTAGTAGTTTGTGACGAATCAAACAACACTCCAGCAAGAATCGACCGCAACGAGTTGTATATTGATATAGCTATTGAACCTGTTAAGGCAGTTGAATTCATCTATATTCCATTACGCTTGAAGAATACCGGCGAGATTAAGGGATAATAGGAGACTATAATGTCAATTTCAACACTATCTAAATTTACAGTTCCACTAGCAAGCGACCAGTCTTCTAGTACTCAAGGTTTGCTAATGCCAAAGCTAAAGTACCGCTTCCGCGTTACTTTAGAAAACTTCGGTGTTAGCACTCCGACTACTGAGCTAACTAAGCAAGTAATAGACTTCAAGCGTCCATCGATCACTTTTGAAAACATCAACATAGATGTCTACAACAGTAAAATCGGTCTAGCAGGTCGTCATACATGGGGAGACTCGACTCTTAACGTTCGTGATGATGTTACTGGCGCTGTTCAGAAGCTAGTCGGCGAGCAGCTACAAAAGCAGTTTGACTTTTATGAACAAGCTTCTGCAGCATCAGGTATCGACTACAAGTTCTTAACACGTTGCGAAATACTAGACGGCGGTAACGGAGCATTCACTCCAACAGTACTAGAAACATGGGAATTGTATGGCTGCTACCTAGTAAGTGCAGATTATCAAAACCTAGCATACAATGCAAACGAAGCAGCAACTATTGCATTAAACATTAAGTTTGATAATGCAATCCAGACTCCGCAAGGAACTGGAGTAGGTGTAAACGTTGGTCGTACTGTGAACACTATGTCAACAGGCGCAGGCAAGTAAAGAAAAGGGCTGGCAACAGCCCTTTTTTACGACTCGACATTATATACGTAGTTTATATCATATAAATACAGTATGGCAAGCTCACTCTCATCCCAATTAAAAGCAGACTCTCAAAGTGCAAAAGGCATTATGGGAGATTTTCAGCACGCATCGAAGTTGTTTGTCGATGCAGACATGCGACTCGCACCTAAAGTTAAATTCCTATATCATGTAGTATTTGACATCAACACTAATGCGTTAGTAAGTTTAGGGTTTAAGTACAAACATCAAAATGAAATAAACATGCTTGTAAAAAAAGCAGACTTGCCAAAATTTACCGTACAAACGGAAACATTAAATCAATATAATAGAAAAAAAGTAATACAAACTAAGATAGAATACAATCCGGTTTCAATTGCATTCCATGACGATAACGTAGGAATAACACGCCAACTATGGGAAAACTATTACAATTACTATTACGCAGATCAAACAGCAACGAAAATATTCGGAGCATACGATCCTAGAAACTCAACTAAATCTGGAAAATTCATTCTTGCTCCGTACGGCCTTGACAGCACATCGACTGCTCCATTCTTTAATAAGATTACTATCTATCAGATGTCACAAGGAGAGTGGAATAGTTATACGTTAATAAACCCATTAATTTCGTCATGGAATCACGATACGATGGATTATTCGCAGAATGCACCTGCGGAAAATACTATGTCGGTAATATACGAATCAGTTACGTACAACACAGGAACAGTAGGACAAAATTCTCCGCCTGGGTTTGGATCTGAGCATTACGACACTACTCGAAGCCCTTTAGTATTCTCTAATAACCCGACTACGCCGGCTGTAACTTCTGCGCAAATGTCAGGTAGATCGCCGTTAGTTGATTTAATTAACAATAGGAAGATAAAATGATACAGTATTCGTTACCTAATTCTTCGGAAATTAAAACATTTTTAAGTAATAAGTCTAGTACTAATGTTTCGTTTCCGAGTAATCAGATAGATGCGGTAGTTGGGTACTTCTTAAAAAGAGGATTCACTGAGCAAGCTGCACGCAGTACTTGTATTGTATTACTGAGCCAAGCTCGTATAGATAACATAAACCCGTTTGAGTTAATAGATAGTTTAAAAGGGTTAACTGACGTACAATTAAGCCAGATAGTTACTGAAGTGCTAAACACTAACCGAGATAACACTTCGGTATTGGGTTATACGTTAATAAACGACGACGAAACTATTGAGTCACGAAATATTAAAGCATGAGTCGGTTTGCACAAGGAAAATTTACCCCAAAATTTCCAGACAAGTATGTAGGGAATAAAGCGCCAACTTATAGGTCAAGCTGGGAATGGCATTTCATGAGAATGTGCGATACTAACCCTGCGATACAAAAATGGGCAAGCGAAGCAATTAGCATACCTTATAGGTGCCCACTTACCGGCCGGCAGACTATATATG